AAATAAAACATACAACACATGAAATTCGAATTTGTAGCCGAAACCGACCAATTACTTAACGACACAATCTACTTTACTAAGCAAGATGGTGTATTTATCAGTGGAACTATCAGCACTAAAAAAGAGGTGGCTTATGCCATCTTTGAGAAGCTTAGTCAAGGTCTACCACTCAGAACATCAGAAGTACTAGAAACAAAAATCTATCCAAAACCCTCACAAGAGGAATAAAACCAAAAACCAATGTTGAAACTAACCCTAGAACAAAAGAAAAAAGGTATCAAAGAAGAGTTTACCTATGTAAACAGTAACGGTAGAATGTCAAAACAATACACCTATAAAGGAATGTATATTACTTGGGATAACCAAATCCTACATGGTAAATGGTATTACTGGAGAGCAAGTTATTACGCTTCTTTAGATGCAGCAGTTCAAGGAATAGACAGACATATCAATCACTTTAAAACTAAATAAACAAATGCAAGAGATCACAGACTACAAAAGCCTATTTAAGTATGGCGACATGAAGAAGATTATGGAGATAACAGGCTATAGTCGTTATGTTATTGAAACAAGACTTAAGAACAATGATTATGAGATGACCGAGTTAATCAAAACATTCTATAACAAAAAACTCGAACTATTAAAAACACAAATCAATGATTACAGCGAAATATAGGACTCCAAGACAAAACTTACTAAAGAAAAAACCTTTATTTGTAGATCAGGACATCGTAAACAATTTAGTCAATAAGGTAGCTAAAGCTTGTAACTTAGATGCTAAGATAATCACTAAGAAAGGTAGATATAGACCTCAGGTATTAGCTCGTAATATGTGCTTCTATATCCTTCATGTACACTACAAGCAAAAAGCCGCCCAAATAGCTCCTTATTTCCATAGAGATAGGACTACAGTACTACATGGTATAAACACCTTTGTAAATGACGTAGAAGTTGTGCCATACTATATGGAGCAATACACACAAGTTAGAAGTAAGATTAAGATACCAAAACTATATTCAGAAAACTATTAAAACAAACACTATGCTATCAACATTCGCACACATGAACGAAGTAGACAAAAAAATCTTTGTCGCTAAGATTATCCACAACATGAACTACAGCCAATCAAGTTTTGAAACTATGGAGGCAATAGTTAAAATGTGGGAACAATATCCAATCAAACAAGCAACTTTTTTTACACAATCAAATCAATTAACACATGGAACTGCAAACAACTAACAACCAAATTCAAGCACCTAGTTACCACATGGTAAACAAGGACTCTATGCTTTCTTTATCTAACGAGCTTAAAAGATTCGTAAAAGAAGCACACTTAGTATCTAACATTAAAGGCAAGGACTATTGTAATGTAGAAGCCTGGCAGATGGCTGGTGCTTCACTAGGCTTATTCCCTATCATTACAAGCGTACAAGACTTATCAAGTGAAACAGAGATTAAGTACATGGCTACTTGCGAAGTTAGATCATACCAAGACAATAAGTTGGTATCAGTAGGTATCGCAATATGCTCTAACAAAGAGGGTAGCAAAAAATTCTTTGATGAGTATGCTATCTTATCTATGGCACAAACTAGAGCAGTAGGTAAAGCATTCCGTAATCAGTTAGCATGGTTGATGAAAGCTGCTGGATTCGAGGCGACACCTGCTGAAGAGATGGACTTTGTTCATGAAGAGCCAAAAAAAAACTCTAAGCCAGTACAAGAGGTAGTAGCTGAAATCTTACAAGATGAGCCTACAAGAGAAGAAATTATGATGGAAGTAGCTAAGTGTACTAAGGTTAAGCAATTAACTGACATTTACTTTACTTACAAGCAATCATTTGATTCTGATGAAACATTGATGAAGGTATTAAAAATGAAAAAAGAAAATCTAAAATAATATGAATTTAACATTATTACCCAAAGTAGAACTTGCTTCTATTGAGCCTAACAAATTTGCTATTGAGTTAATCAAGTCGCAGATAGTAGATCACTTTACGCAGACTGGTGAGTCACCATTAGAGTTACTTGTTAAGTCTGAGGCTGTTGTACAGCTTTTAGAAGGCATTAGAGCCGATTTAAAAGAGTTAGTACTAGATGAGCTTAGCAAGTATCCTGGAGGCAAGGCTGAAGTCTTAGGAAGCGAAATGGCTAAGTTTGAATCAGGTGTTAAGTATATCTATGACCAAGATTATACTTGGAGCAAAATGAATGACCAATTAGAGTCTATGAAGTTTGCTATCAAGGAAAGGGAAAAGATGCTTAGAACACTACCTACATCTATGGTTGACCCTGAATCAGGGGAAATGGTACACCCAGCTCCTAGAATTAGCACTACAACCTTTAAGATTAACTTAAAGAAATAAAAACTTTGACCACCTCAAGATATTAAATATTTTTAACCAAGATAGTAATTAGGGAACTTGGGGTGGTTATTTTAAACTACAAACATGAAACAAACTTTAATATTTATATACGAGTTGGTAAAGTTTATAGTAATATCAATACCACTAGCAATATTGCTATTTGTAACATTAACCATAATTAGTAAATTCAAGAAGATATGATGGAGATTGCAGGATTAGAGAACTCAGTACCAGTGAGGATGATTTATGTTGACGACAAAAGTGAAGTATTGTTTAAGTCTTTAGCTCATGCAGCAAGGAATACAAGGATCACACAAGACGCAATAAAGAAGTCACTTAATCCGTTATTAAAACGTAGATTTAAGCACAATGAAAGAGATGTTATTTTTAGGATAGTTAAGACAAATTAGTATATTTGTCATGAGTATTGCAGACTCATTAAGAACTTATTGCCCTTGATACGAACCCCTATCTGCAATGTAGGGGGAACTTGATAGGGCACTTTTATTTTATGGAAAGAGATTTTAAGGGAGTTTGGATTCCCAAAGAAGTGTGGTTAGATGAAAATTTAACATGGATGGAAAAGCTATTGTTGGTAGAAATAGATAGCTTAGATAAAGAGAAAGGTTGCTTTGCGAGTAACAAGTATTTTGCCGAGTTTTTTCAGTTGAGTCCGTCAAGGATTAGTGAGTTAGTAAGCCAGTTGGTTAGTAAAGGCTATATAACTACGTTTCTTTTGTATGATGGTAAACAAGTAAAACAAAGGATTTTGACACCTACAGTACCTATTCGGAAAAGAAAAATAGGTATTCGGAAAGTCGAAGAGGGGTATTCGGAAAAGGCTAAGGATAATAATACAATACTTAATAATACAATTAATAATAAATCTATAAATATATCGTTTGATACCTGGTGGGATTTATATGATAAGAAAGTTGGTAGTAAAACTAAACTACAAAATAAGTGGAATAAACTAACTGATGATCAAAGAACACAAGCTATTAAGCACACTAAGGAATATAAGATTGCACAACCTGATAAACAATACCGTAAAAACCCTGATACATACTTAAATAACGAATCATTTTACGATGAGATAATTAAGCCTAAGGAATTTAACCAACCAGTACCTACTAACAAAATAACTACACAAATAAAACTTAAATAATGACACCAAAACAAAAAGCTATTGAAATAGTAGAAAAATTTGAAAAGTATCTATATGATAAAAATACTTTAGACGAAGAATGGGCTAAATGCGTAGAATGTGGATTAATAGCAGTGCATGAAATATTAGATGCTACTAAAAAGTATGACTATACTTTAGGTCCTAATCCTTCATTTAATCATTATTGGTTGAATGTAAAAAAAGAAATGGATAAACTATGATAGCTATAAACCTACCAAAAGCTTTAGATATTGAATCTAACATACTTGGGGCATTGCTTTTAGACAAGAGGACTATCCCATTGGTTATAGGTCATTTAAAAACTGACATATTCTACGATCTTAAGCACCAAAAAATCTTTAACGCTATTAAAGAGATGTATGATAGTAACATATCTATAGACCTTACTACTGTAGCTCAAAAACTTTCCCAAGATAAGGACATACAAGATGTTGGTGGAGCTTTTTACCTATCTAAGTTAACTGATAATGTAACATCAACAGCCCACATAAACACCCATATCGAGATTGTTATTGAGATGTACAAGAAGCGTGAAGCCTATAAAGTGCTTAGAATAGCTGAGAATAGTTGTTTAGACAACGATAGTCAAGCTATAGATTTACTTTCTGAGCTAAATAGTCAACTTATAGCTTTACAAGAGTTCGGTAATATCCATGAAAAAAGCATAACTGACGTGGTTATGGCTATCAACTTTGCTAGGGACTTAGCAAGTAATGGCGAACTTTTAGGATTTAATACAGGATTCCAAGAGCTAAACCAAACCATAGCAGGATGGTGTAAACCTGACCTTTGTATTATAGCTGCAAGACCTGGTGCAGGTAAGACTGCAATGATGCTTTCTAGTGTTTACCACTTAGCTATCCTAAATAGCGTTCCTACGGCTATTTTTAGCCTCGAAATGAGCTCCGAACAGCTTGTTGAAAGGTTAGAGTCAATAACGAGTCAAGTGCCCTTAAAACGCCTTAGAACGAATAATTTAAATGAGTATGAACGTAAGCTACTTTTAAAGACAGATGACAAGATAATCACAGCACCCATCTACATAGAAGATACTGGAGGAATCAGTATCTCGCAACTCAGAGCTAAGGCTACTATTCTAAAGCAGAAGTATGGTATTAAGGTAATATTCCTAGACTATCTTCAACTTATGAGTGGACAAGGCAAACAAAACCAAAACCGAGAGCAGGAAGTAAGTTTTATAAGCAGAAGCCTTAAAGCCTTAGCCAAAGAGTTGGAAGTTCCAATCATTGCTTTGTCACAGTTATCTAGAAAGGTCGAGGAAAGATCTGATAAGCTACCAATGTTGTCTGATCTTAGAGAATCAGGTAGTATTGAGCAAGACGCTGACATTGTTATTATGCTTATGCGACCATCTTACTACGAAATGAAAGAACCTGTAGAGATTGGTGGTAAGGAATACAATCCTGACGACCTAGTTATCGTTAAGGTAGAAAAGAATAGACATGGTCGTACTGGCAACATACCAGTAAGATTCATAGGTGAAACAACCACATTTGAAGACTATAAAATTTAAAACATGAATAGTTATCAAAAAATAAAAAAGAGAAATCAAGATTTAATTAAAGAATTGATGATAGTTTGCTGTGATTATGATTCATACAATGCAAGGTTAATTTGCGAAAAATATAAAACTATAAAATCTGTTGAAAATGCTTTTTGGTTTAGCACATATTTAGAAAAAGAATATGCAAAATATAATGGCATTATTAAAAAAAATAAATAACATGGACACAAACATCACACTAATCGACCAAAAATTTCCTGAAGTGGAATATGTAGAAGGCGAAGACCTTAACATAGAGAACATGAAGCAACGTATTATAATTAAAGCATGGTATGATACTGCTAGGTTTCATGACTTAAACGATATAGCAGTTAATATAGGTGTAGGAACAAAAACACTTTACTTTTATGCTAAGAAACTAAAACTACCTAAGAGAAGTGGACTTAAATAGGAACTATAAGAATACTCGTAAGTTCGACATAGAACAAGCTAAGGCTAAAGATGGCACTTATCAGGCATTGTTATTGTTTGCTAGGAACACAAAAATCCTCGTTATCCAACAGCCAAAAGCACTCAAGCAAAAATTCATGTGGCTTGAATATGAGAATAATGGTAAACCTAGTGGCATAGCTGATACAAGAGTAGAGTTCTTTGCTATCAACTTTGACCTTAAAGATAGGATCTACTTTATACGAGCTGAAATGCTTAGAATTAAGGCAAGAAGACACTTTAAATGGGGTAAAACTAAGATAGTTGAGGGCATAAGATATGTAAAAGTTCCAACTGTGGAGATGATACGTTTCGATTAATTGATGTAATTTCGTTTATATGACATACAAAACAGCAAGTGACTTAACCAAGATGATGCTAGAATATTTAGATAGTTTAGGTTATGAAGTATGGAGGAATAATAACCTAGCGGTTAAGGGAAGGTCTTTCATTGGAAAGAAAGGTTTACCTGACATTATAGGTTACCATAAGAACTATGGTCAGTTCATTGCTTGTGAGATTAAAGCTATAGGTGATAGGTTAAGTGTATCACAAATAGAGTTCTTAACTCACTTAGGTATGTGCGGTGGCACATCTATTGTATGTCAACAAGTGTCAGACGGAACAATTAATTTAACAATATTTTTAGACAATGGCGAAAGCAAAATCAGCATCTGGGACGAGTATAAAGGTGAGTTTCGGGAAGCGTAAAGAAGGCAAGGCAAAGAAATCTTATAACAAACATAGTCCAAGACCTAAATCATATCGTGGTCAAGGACGCTAAACAACAATTATGGAAAATCTAGAGTTAGAAAACAAATCAGAAAAAGTATCCAAGACAACTACAAAAGAAGTTAAGGTTACTGTAGTTCCTAAGGAAAGCAAGTTTGTAACTGCTGAAACTATTAAGTTAGTAGAAGACATCTTAAATGATGGTACAGTAGACATCAAATGGAGAGCACAACTTAAAGAACAAGTAAGAAAATATAAAGGTAATGGAGAATAAGTTAGATAGTATAGTTGAATCAGTGATTAGTAAGTATAAAGATAGAGCTAACATTGGCTTTACGAAATACGGAACTAACCTTGACAGGACTGACTTAAACACCAAAGAATGGGCTGAGCATTTACAGCAAGAACTTATGGACGCTGTATTATACTTAGAGAAATTCAAAGAAGGAATTAAAAATAGTTTATAAACCAAAACAAATATCATGGCAACACAAAAAGAGAACTTCTTAGGAAGATGTTTCACACTTAGATCAGCTTACGGATCATTCAGAAAAGTATCATTTGGTCCAGAGGACTTAAAGAAACTAAACGAGTTCGCAGCATCTAACAAAGGATGGTGTTCTATCCTTATCAAAGACAAAAAGAACGCAGGACCTGAACAAAGTGATTTCTATTGTGAAATGGATACATTTAAAGCAGGTGATTACAAACCAACAGATAAAAAATTACCATTCTAGTTATGAACTCAAAAATTTATAGAGATATATTAATCAACTTATCACTTTTATTAGTAGGTTTGTATCTACCATTTGCTTTCATTATCAATAAGTACGACCCAACAAGCTGGGAATGGTATGAGAGATGTTTATACGTTATATCTGTTGCAGTAACCATAGGTTACGGAGCTAGTCAGTATAACAAAAAGTAGTATGTTTTGTTTGTAGTTTAATAGTTAGACCCTGCTATTCATAGTGGGGTCTTTTTTTGACTTATATAAACTAAATATGTACCAAAAAGTGCATTTTATGACACATATTGCATGAATTATTAGAAAATTTCATGCAGATTGTGTCACAATTTTTCAAATATTTGTGACATAAAAAACCCCCAGATTTTACCTGAGGGTTAACCAAAACTACACACAATCACACACCACACATGAGAGCTATTTTAATTATGACTATTTCTAGTGTCATAAAACTTTGTCAATACTGATCCGTAAAGAACTGCTTGATATCTTGCAGTAAAACTATCCATAGATTCGTTTACATAGAAGTAATCCTCATTGGACATATATACAAAACACCTATCACTGTTTTCTTCATCAGCCGTTACACTCGCCACCTGATAGATGTTGATATAAGCATCTGATTCCTCAGAGTTATCCTGGAAATCATAGCTTTCATCTTCCTCTTCGGTCAGTTGTATGATGTGCATTAACATTTGTGATACTATTTTTAAGTACAGTAAGTCGTAATTCCTTTACAATCAACTCAAGCCTAGCTTCTAAATGAGTCTTTTCTTTCATTAATTGGTTAATCTTAACGTCTACTTCTCTGTTCATACAAATTTACGATTTAATTCTAATGGAAATAAAAAGTGCATACTGCATTGTAAACCAATGTAATACACACTTTCTAATATTTACTAGACTATAGTTACTTTCTAGGTAACCTAATAATCTTACTGCCTAGAGGCATCGGAACAAATATAGCAACTCTTCCGCCATCTAGAACAACTCCACAGCCTAATGTGGGTCTTTTGGGGAAAGGTCGTGAATACTCCATAGCATAGGCATCAATATCGATACCACAGCCTACATTCATACCGAATATCATATCCTTGTCAGATGAGCTGTAAAGCACGCCTCCAAAGCTATGAATATGACCTATTACTGTTGATTGTCGAGCATCTCTTGCTCTATTGATTGCACCTGCTTGTCCTGATGATCCTGTACCATGAGTGTATAGAACACCGTCTATTTCCCATTCTAAAGCCCATTTCCAGCCTTTAGGAGCATCCCAAGCTTGTTCATAGGACTTGATAAAACGTTCTGGTAAACCGCTTGTTTGAGCCTTTCTTTTATGAAGGGCTGAGTGGTTACCAATACATACTTTTACGTTAGGGAATTGTTTGTACCATTTATACATAGCAGCTTGTGCTAAGTCTGCTTCTCTACCTGCTCCATGTCCGTCAGGTTTTGATTCATGGTAACTGATGGCATGATTGTCAACTTCATCTCCAATATGTACTACCTCAGAGCATTGAAACTTATTCGCTACTTCATAGCAAAAAGCTTTGTATCCAGGATGACAGAATGGTTCATGAGTGTCGCCTATTACTAGGACATTTTTCTTGCTCATTATGTGTGGTTTTTGGTTTGGTTTATTTTACTAACTTCTCGTTACCCTTGTAAGTAACATAGTTAGTTCTTCCGCCTGTTTTATCTTTAGCAATCAAAATTTCTTGCTTTAGATTATCAGCATCATAAGCTACATGAACCCATCCTAATTTACCATCCTTAGGAAACTCTGCTATTAACTGCTTAAACTTAAGATTGTCTTTGATATAGTGAAATATATCATTGTTTGTGTATGTACTACCTGAGCCATCTTGGTCTATATCTGCCGCACGACCAAAGCTATGATCTGATTTTAATGCCCCACCTATAAAGTGATTAAGCATTTTTGATCTGTAACCACTAGAAAGCGTAATAGGACCAAAATTCATTCTAATTGGTTCTAATACTTTTTCACAAAGTAGCTTAATGTTTTCAATGTGTTCAGGAGTTGGTTCGTTAGATACTCCATGTCTTTTTGCTGACTCACTACGAGTAAACTCTGCTAATGAAAAATGTGCTGTTAATTTCATCTTAAATCATTTGATTTACAAAATATGCTAATCCTAGCAACCATAATAGGAAGCCAAGTGTTAAAATTATCTTTTCGTTCTTAGGCATCTTTCTTAAATATTTTCTCTATTGAGGTTAAACCTAAACAACCGAACGCTAACAAAGCTACTGATTCTACAAGTATTGAACTTGGAGCTATATGCTCTTCACTAAAACTATTGTGATATACTGTAACACACAATGTAATTACACATAACAAACCACATAAACGCTTCATGCTAAATCTGCCACTATCTTCTTGGAAAAACTGTTTCATGTTATAATTGATTAAATTGGAATACGATTAAGAATATTAATATTATTTTTTGCCAAGCATGGTATTTATCCATCTTGTCAATTTCTTTTTCTCTGTTACGATATGTTTCGAGATTAGCTTCGTAGCGAAACTTGTAATGTTCAAGCGTACTAACTTTATAGCTGTAGATATTGAGAATAGAATCATCTTTTATTGTTTTAGATTTTAACGAGTCCTTATAAGCAATTATTGTATTGTTATAGGACTTATATAGTTTATTAATGGTATCTGCCTGACCTATGGTCATTATAACAACAGAATCCCCTTTAATCTTTTTTGTGATGGGATATTGGGAGTAACTTGAAACTGATAGCAGTATCATTACTAACACTATCCAAAGTCTGCTTAACTTCATTTAGTTCGTTTTTTAATGTGTTAACCTCTTGCTTAATCTCAGCGAACTTACTAACGGTAGATGTTACTATAGCTTCTTTAGCTTGATCAGCTTTAACTTGAACAGCCTTGTTTTTAGTCAATGTGCTATTAAAGTCATTCATAAATTGCTCGAACTCCTTATCTTCAGTCACTACCTTATCTTCCTTTTTAGCTGTAACATTTATAGTAGTTGCTGTAACTGTTAGAAAACCAAATATCAAAAGAATAGATTTCATTGCCTTTTATTTAACTGATGATTTAATAGCCCCCATAGCATCTAAGGTTTCAAGCTTAGTTGTAGTAGAACTTAATGCGGTTTTACACTCAATTAAAGCCTGAGTCTTTAGGCTATCCTTATACTCAAGATTAGTAATCCTAGCATCTTGAGAGTTAATCTGATTGTTGAAATTGCCTCTAATATCTACATAAAGAACAGTTATACCGATTATAACTAGGAACATAGTTCCTTTGATTGGGTCTTTACTAAATTGAGAAAAGCTAATCGGAAGAGGATTAGCACTTACATTAACGTCTTTTTTAGCTGCCATTTACTTACTTTTTACCTATTTTAAAATATACACTACCTGAGTAGCCTATATTAAAGTTTTTATTAATATTTACATTAAGACCTATTAGAGCCTTATTTTTGGCATTAAGCATGATTCCAGGACTTAGTACTTCTAAGCCATTTGAGC